CAAATCCGAGAAGGGCGGCTTGAACGCCAAGGGTCGGGCCTCCGCGAAAGCGCAAGGTATGAACTTGAAACCTCCCCAGCCGGAAGGCGGCTCACGGCGCGACTCCTTTTGTGCAAGGATGAGTGGCTTGAAGAAGAAGCTAACCTCTGCCAAGACAGCCAACGATCCAGATTCACGGATCAATAAAGCATTGAGGGCATGGAATTGTTAGATATAAACACCGCTTGGTCTGCCGTCCTATCTTTAGTGATGGGATTGCTAGGCTATATGATGAATGAAAAGTTCAGGGAACTGGCTCGTGTCACGATCCTGTTGAACAAAACTCGTGAGGAGGTTGCCCGTGATAACGTTACTCAAGCAGAAGTGGATCGTATTACAAACCACATTGACCAACGCTTTAACAAGCTTGAAGCAAAAATTGACCAGCTTATTCAAGCGGGGAAATGATGCCGAGCAAAAGTAAAGCGCAACACAATTTCATGGCGGCAGTAGCGCACAATCCTGCGTTTGCCAAGAAAGCAGGCGTTCCACAATCTGTGGGCAAAGAGTTCAACAAAGCCGATAAAGGCAAAACTTTTAAACAAGGTGGCGATATGAAAAAAATGAATATGGGTGGATATGCAGACGGCGGCATGCCTATGGTCAACAAAGGCGGCAAAATGGTTCCTAGCTTTGCTGCTGACGGCAAGGGCAAAATGGCTAAAGGTGGCATTGCTACTTCTTTGAAAGCTCACGCTGCGGCTCCCGCTTCTAAAGCACACGGCATGAAAAAAGGCGGTATGGCTGCTTCTAAGATGGGCGCTGTTAAAACTGGTAAAACACCAGATGGCATTGCTACCAAAGGTAAAACTAAGGGAACAATGATTGCCATGAAAAATGGTGGGAAGTGCTGAGCTATGAAAAAATACGCTGATGGCGGTATCTATACCGCTGAGATGGGTAAGCCTCCAATGAATCCTGAAAGCGCACCGGCTGCTAAAAAGCCTATGCCTAAAGCACCTAAGAAACCTGTACCTAAAGATACAGTGTTCCGTGAAGGTATGCCTGTGCCCCAAGACATTGACGGTAGATCTGTCAAAAGAATGGCCAAAGGCGGATCAGCTTCTAGCCGTGCTGATGGTTGTATTACCAAAGGTAAAACCAAAGGCACAATGATTACTATGCGTAACGGCGGGATGTGTTGATATGTTAGCAAGCCGTGGAATGGGAGCCATCTCCCCAAGCAAAATGCCCAAAGGTGCAAAGAAAGCACGTAAGGACAATACTGATTTTACGCAGTATGCGGATGGCGGGCCTGTTGGCCTATATGCCAACATCAACGCTAAGAAAAAGCGTATCGCAGCGGGTTCCAAAGAGAAGATGCGTAAGCCCGGCTCTAAAGGTGCGCCTACTGCACAGGCTTTTATTAACTCTGCAAAAACAGCGCAGAAAAATTAAAAGTTTTCTAGGATTAATATGACCACTACCGGCTCAACCCTATTCAATATGGATTTCACGGAGATCGCTGAAGAGGCGTGGGAGCGGGCTGGTCGTGAAATGCGTTCTGGTTATGATCTTAGAACTGCTCGGCGGTCGATGAATCTGATGACCATTGAGTGGCAATCCAAGGGTATCAACATGTGGACGATGGAGCAGGGGATCATTAACTTGACCCCCGGCTTGGCTACGTATGCACTACCTACAGATACGATTGATTTGTTAGAACATGTTATCCGTACTGGATCTAATACAGCTTCTACTCAAGCTGATTTGACTATTACACGTATTAGTGTTTCTACTTATGCAACCATACCAAACAAGTTACAACAGGCGAGACCGATTCAAGTATGGATCCAGCGGTTATCTGGTGAGACAAATCCTACAAATGCTGTACTTGATGGTGCTCTTACCTCTACAGACACTACGATCACGCTTAGCACGGTGGTTGGACTAGCTGGATCTGGATTTATCCGGCTAGGTACTGAAGATATTTACTACACTTATGTATCAGGGAATACCCTTGGTGGTGTATTCCGTGGGCAGAATAACACGACAGCCGCTGCTCAAGCAGATGGTACTGCGGTGTTTGTGCCACAACTTCCTTCGGTAACTGTGTGGCCTACGCCAGATAACAGCACACCTTACCAATTTGTTTACTACCGACTGCGTAGAGTTCAGGATGCTGGCGCTGGTATTGAAACAGCCGACATGAACTTCCGCTTCCTGCCTTGTTTGGTAGCTGGTTTGGCGTACCACATTGCTATTAAAGTGCCTGAATTGATGCCTCGCATTCAGATGCTTAAACAGATTTACGATGAAACTTTTGAGATTGCCGCTGGTGAAGACCGCGAGAAAGCAGCGATTAGGTTTGTTCCTCGTCAGATGTTTATTGGTAGCACGTAATGGGAAATAGGTTTGCATCCGGCAAGATAGCGATTGCTGAATGTGATCGCTGTGGGCAACAGTATCAATTGAAGGCGCTTAAGACTGAGATCATTAAGCAGCGTAAATATCAGTTGTTGGTATGTCCAGAATGTTGGGATCCAGATCAGCCACAGTTGATGTTAGGAACGTTTCCTGTGGACGATCCACAAGCTTTGCGTAACCCACGTAAAGACACAACGTATGTTACTTCAGGCGTTAATGCTGCTGGTAATTTATCGGGTGGTTCGCGGAACATTCAATGGGGCTGGAATCCAGTAGGTGGAGCCAGTTTAAATGATGCAGGATTGACACCAAACTACTTGGTGGCAACGACATTTGTTGGTACAGTTACAGTATCTTAAGGAGATTAAAATGGCATATACAAAATCAGCCGACGGCATTGCTAAAAAGGGTAAGACTGAGGGTAAAAACCTTGGTGATAGTGGCCCTGTTGCTGCCATGATGCACGGCGGAAAAGGCAAAGGTAAGGGTAAAACCAATGCCGATATGAAGACTATGGGTCGTAACTTGGCAAAGATTGCCGCACAGAAACGAGGTTAATCATGGCTACATTTAGCAAAAAAATGATGGGTAAAGAAGTTGGCGATGCCAAGGTCTATGCCACACCACACACAATGACTGGCAAAGTTGTTAAAGCTACTGACAACCCCGGTTCTGGCCCTGACCACAGTGATGCCAATACAGTCAATATGTCTGTAGGTAACATTAATCGTCGTCCTCAGCCGGCAACTAAAACAACTGGCATCAAGATGCGTGGTGCAGGCGCGGCGACTAAAGGTGTTATGTCACGAGGCCCAATGGCCTAAAGGTTACTTATGCCAATGACTTACGCTCAACTTGTTGCTGCTGTAGTTGACTACACGCAGAACACGTTTGACACGACTGCAATCAATACAATGATTAAGCAGGCGGAGCAGCGCATCTATAACACGGTGCAGATTGCTAACTTGCGTAAGAACGTGACAGGTGTATTAGCAACTGGTAATAAGTACTTGGCTTGTCCAGAAGACTTTTTGTCAACATACAGTCTGGCCATATACCCATATAACACTACTACGGCCACCGGAACTGCTGGTCAAAAGACCATTGTTGTGGCTAGTGCAACAGGTATTGCGGCGGGACAGCAAGTCACTGGTACAAACATCGGTACTAACGCCATTGTTCGTAGCATTAGCGGAACGACAGTTACTTTAACTGTTGCTAATAGCGGTACGGTGAACGGTGCTGTTGTGTTCCAAGGTGACTATCTTTATTTATTGAATAAAGATGTGAACTTTATCCGCGAAGCTTATCCATTAAGTGCAGTAGCTTCTGAGCCTAAGCACTATGCAATCTTTGGCCCGCAGTCAGCTAACGTCAATGAGTTGTCGTTTATTCTTGGCCCTACGCCGAATGCTAACTATTACGCCGAACTGCATTACTACTACTATCCAGAATCTATTGTTACTGCCTTGACTACGTGGTTGGGTGATAACTTTGACTCAGCATTGCTGTATGGCACTTTGTCTGAGGCTGGAACTTACATGAAGAGCGCACCGGAAGACGGCATGTATAAACTGTACCAAGAACGGTACGTTCAGGCTATTGCACTCCTCAAGAACTTGGGTGATGGCAAGCAACGTGCGGATGCTTATCGTGATGGTCAGGTTAGGGTTGCAGTATCATGAGTAGTATTGTCCAAACCCAAACGACTAGCTTTAAAACAGAGCTATATACAGGCGTTCATAACCTATCTACCAATACGTTAAAGATCGCCCTGTACACGGCCAATGCTGATTTAAACGAAGCAACTACTGCGTATTCTTCTGTAAATGAAGTTAGTGGGGGTGGTTAGACCCTTGGTGGCGTAACGCTGACAGGCGTAACCATTAGTTCTTCTGGATAT